AAAAATAAATTAATTGATTCACAAATAGATAGATTATTTGATTCAGCAAGGTCAAGAGGTGGAAGCAGAGGAGGAGGCATAGGTGGACTCTTGGGTGGGTTATTTGGTGGATTTAATAAAAAGAAAAGTTTTGATTTTGTTAATATTCCAAATTTAGGAATTTTTGGTGATGGTGGTAAACCTCCTGTTGGTAAACCATCTATTGTTGGAGATAAAGGGCCAGAACTCTTTGTTCCTCGTTCTTCAGGTACAATTATTCCTAATAATCAACTTGGAGGTAGTACAACTAATATTGTAAATGTATCTGTTGATGCGTCTGGATCATCTGTGTCAGGTAGTAACCAAGATGCACAGGCATTAGGTAATGTTATA